CGGAAACGTCGTAGCCGTGGCGAAGCGGTTCGAGCGGTCCAGAAACGTTTGAAAGAACGGGGACACGACCCAGGAAAAATTGACGGAGTGATGGGCAAGGTCACTGCTTATCGGGTGCGCCGTTTTCAACGTCAAATGGGTTATCTGAAAATCGATGGTCGAGTAGGGATCAGAACATGGAGTGCATTGTTCGATGCCTGACGAAGAGAAACCAGTGGTTGTCGAGGAGAAGCCCGACAACTCACCGAAAGGCGTAGCGAAGACGCTGCGTGAAACCAACTTAGGAAATCAGCGCTTTAACGGGCGTCCATTTGGAAAGTAGAGATATATGTCTACAAGTGAAAAGTCATTTGATTGGGGAGATTGGCTGGAACGCAGTCTTTGGACTGGGCTTCAATCAGCACTAGCTGTCATCGTGGTAACTGACATCAGCAGTCTTTCTGCTGCTGCTACTGCGTTCGCTGCTGCTGGTATCTCCGCTCTCAAAACTCTTGCTAAAGCACGTTTGGCTCGATAGTCATGTCCGACGATCTCGACGCTCTATGGGAAGAGTGGCTATCAGAGGGCGGCTCCCTAATAGAGAAAGAGATCGAACAAGACATAGTTAAGAACTGGCAAGAGTTCTCGCTGCTCGACGGCACGCACGCTAAATGGATTTTCAACAGAGATAGCGACGAAGACGACGTGCTTGGCGTTCTTCTCGTCTTCTCTGCTGATGAGATAGCTGATCTAATTTGTGCGTGGGAAGACGCTAGAGATGGCGACATGCACGCAGGAAGCTACGTGGCTTCTTGGCTGTCCCATTTCTTCAACTTTGTTGACGAGGCTTGCGATCCGTTCAACGACTAGTAACGCCCGCAGGTCCAGAGCAGAAAACCATCTCCGAACTTGTACTCGCCCCAAGTCCAGATTCTGTGCGACATTTTTATGTTGGTTTCAATGTCGTATCGCTGATCCCAAATATGGTCGTAAACCTCTGACCAATAATCCGAATTGATCTGTGCGATCCCAAAATCGTTGGTGTGTGATACAGCTCGCGGATTATGTAAAGACTCGCACCAAAAAACTCCGAGGGCTCTTGAAGTTTCTTCAACGAAATATTCTTCGACGACCGCAGGAATTTCTGGGTGAGGTGGTTCAGCGTGAAGGCCGCACCAGTCGAGCAGTAACCACAGGTAGAGCCACATCAGAGATGTTTCTCCAAATACGCCATGACTGTTGGTTCAGTTTCTAAGCATTCTTTGAGTCGTTCGAGAAGACCATCTCGACGACGAGCAACAGTTGTCTTAGGTATCCCTGTCATGTCAGCGGCCCAACGCAGTGAGCATTGAGCAATAAGGATCGTTTCGAGTACAGCCTGATCGACTTCATCGAGAACGGCGTCCTGCATACATTCGGCAACGGCGTCAATTAATGCTTCTCTTTCCTCTGGCGTGGGTTCGTCATCGAGGTCGCCTGCGCCGCTGGTGCGGGGGAGCCACCAGTCTTCGAGGGGGTTACGGGGAAAGGATTTAGCCCAGTGGGGTTGGACTTCAACACGGCGCATCGAAGACACCCCAGGGGAGCTTGGATGAGGTAACCCTCAATGCTGCTTTTCCCCTCGATGTCCCATTGTTCGTATCGAGTCGTTCGATACGTCCGTCTTGGCGATCCCATAGTTCGAATGCCGCGTCGAGCGGCATCCATAGTCCTTCTTGTTTCGGTCGGGACCACAGCCAGAACCAGACGGGATGCATGGCATCCCATTTCGCTAGCTCTGTGAGTTTGCCGAGCTTCAGCAGAATGCCTTTCGGTCCAAATCCTTGAACCTCAACGAATGCTGATGGCAGTAAATAGTCGGGGGAGTGGCGGACTACTGGAGGTAGTCGGCTAACTCCCCATTTTGGCGGCGGTCGATCTAAACCGAATCGCAGAGGATACGACTGTTCGTTTCCGTATAGACGTATAAAGTTTTCTTCAGCTTCTTTGGCCCATCCACCGTTCCAACGATCATTGAACGGCAGGGTTGAGAACCCGCTCACAGCTTTATGGCGTCAACCTGTCTCACCGCAGCGTCGTTGACGAACGCTCCAATGTCTCCCTTTGTTTGCAAACCGTCCAGAGTGCATTTAATCAAGTTGTCGATGTCAGCTGCCCAAATTTTTTCTGGAGCTTCATCGAGTTCATATACCCAGATGGATGCACCGTCTTTGCTGTAGATGATGTGAACACCCAGTGGACCGTCAAGTGTGGGGTGTCCTGCTTCTTGCCAAGTGTCTCGGACGCATTGCTCGTAATCCAAAGTTGCTTTGGGTGTGAACGTGCCGTTCTTGGTGACGCGAGGTCTGTCCTTAGTTTTTGGTTTTCCTGGGACATAAATGAAGTAGCCGTCTTCAGGTTCAGGGCTCACGGCTTCTCCTTCCTATATAGAGATGGTTGGCTAAAGGAAACTTGTTGGACTGCTTTGTCGAACATCTCATCGAGGCGAACATCCCTGTCCGCTCGGGTAGAAAACTTTTGGAGCCACCGCTCATCGAACTGGATCATCAACGGCAACGCAGATTCTTTAGGTTCGCCATGACCAGCTAAATGACAAGCAAACGTGAACAGCGAAGCTGATCGGTCATCTCCTATAGGCCCATGCTCCAACATCTCCTGTACTGGAACAGGCAACTTGTCCATGTCGGATCGTCTTCGCCGCACCACAGGTGACGGCGGCAAAGTCGGTGAAGGTAACAGCGCAGCAATTTCTTCGAGTTTCTCTTTGGAAACTCTCGAAGCCATAGCTTCTTTAACGAACTCTTGGACCGTTAGAGTCCATGAGCCCAAACGAATTAATTGCCGCCCCTCGACCGCAGAGGATGGATACGGAAGACGGATACCGTTTCCAAATCCTTTACCGCTCAGAGCAACCTGTTTTGGGTAAACCTCCAAGATCGGAGAGTCAGCTAGCTGACAGGCGGCAATCAAAGCATTTCGCATCAACTGAGCGCAGACTGGTTCCTGCGCGTACACCCAGAGATGGAAACCCTTATTTCTTGAAACTTCAGTAAATGCCGTGACACCGAAATGTTTGAGAGCGGCGGTCACGTTAGCCGCCTGACGTTCTGGCTCAGGATCTCTTGGGGCGTCCCAATCGACTAGCCCGAACCAGACCGTCGGCGGGTCGCTCGGGACGAGAGGGTAAACCCCGAGCGGCGAACCGTGGTAAAGATGTTCTTCTACTGCGATTTCGAAAGCGTGACCTTGGAAACCTGTCGGTTTCCCCTCGCCGTCTTTGCGGGGACGAAAACTATCGCCTGCGTCAGCGGTAGCTCCGCCTTGGTGAAGATCCGCAAAGTTTCGGACGAGTACATGGTCAATGTTCATGGCACTAAATGTTCTGCGTACTCGCTAATTAATCCTGAGTTCGGATCAATATGAAATTCGAATTGTTCAAGGCGACCTGGGGGTCGCTTGTTCTTCCATAGAGCTACCGACAAAGACTCTTCGTGGTAACGGGCCATCTCTCCTGTGTGGCTGGTGTTTTCTCGTTCACGCCACACTTCATAAATGAACATCGATTCGGCTTCTCCGCCGTACCTACCAGCGGACATGCCAGCAGGTTTTCCTCGGTCGCCTGATCCTCGACCTGACTGATGGACAAAGACGACTGGGAGGTCTACGTCTTTGGCGAACCGTTTCAGTCCTTGCGCTAGCGACGATACGTTTGACGCTTCGCTGGAACGAGAGCGACCATCGCCTCGTAACAGTTCGAGGTAATCAACCATGCAGAGTGTGGCTGGTTGACCCCAGTATTCTTCTGCTTCGTCTACTACGTCTTGCATCAGGTTCCATGTTGGGGAACCGTCGAAGATTCTGAGCTTGTCGAACAAGCCACCTGATTCTCCGAGTTGGATCATGTGATCTACGAGAGTGGCGTCAGCGGCTCGAAGCTGTTCTTCTACCTTTGATCCATCGACGTTAAACATAATCGAGTACAACTTCGCAATGACTAGTTCGGATGGTTCGTCGGGGGAGAAGATGACGCATCGGAAGTCGTCGTTGTTGAGTAACGATTTGACGATGCAGTTGTAAAGGAATTGTGATTTGCCGCTATGTGAGCGGCCAACTATTTGAGCGAGTTCCCCTCGCCCCAGCCCTCTAGTAAGAACATCTATCCTTCGATATCCCGTCTGCCAACGAGACTCAGGATTAGAGGCGTAGTCCACCCACCGCCGAATTGCTTCAGCGGTGGGCGAAACTATCGATTCTGGGTCAGCCGCTTGCATGGGAGCGGTCGCAGCAGAAGCTGGTTCAGCATCAGAGGGGAGATGCTGTAGCGAGGCAACTCTCGCTGCGATGTCTTCTTCGGAAAGAAGAGGCACTGACCCGTCCATCAAGCCGCGTTTTCTTTCGCAGCTTGAACCATTGCCCCGACAGCATCAACAGCTTCTCGGGGAGTGTCATATTCATACGTGTTCCCGTCGTGAGCCTTGAAAGATTTCAGACCGCTGTCGTACCAAACACCTCGTTTAGCGTGCTCACCGCCAGCCTTATCCATCACCTTTAGAACAGCCCAGCCTTTTGATTCGTTCTCAGGGGTATAAAACACCAAATGCGGGTTTTGAGCCATGAAGTCAAAAGTGTCTTGCTTCGACGGGCCACCATCCCCTTGCACTGACTTTGGTGCAGGCGGCGGCGGCGCTACAGATGAACTATTTGAGCTTGCGGGAACTGGCGCAGGACTAGCTGCAACGCTTTTAGATTCCGCGTTTCCGCCACCTCCAACTTCGTCTTGCAGCAACGCAAGAATCGTTTCGAAAGAAGCGTGCCATTTCTGGATGTCACCCTCTCCCGCATGTACTCGACCCGCAACTTGCGCTGCGGTCTGAATCAAACCCACCGTGGGGTTGTAATCGTTGTTAGCCATTCGGCCTCCTATTATTTGCTTTCCCAAAACGGGACTTCGCCAAGGTGTTTTCCTCGGCATTCCGACCAATGCGGACACCACTGAGGAGAACAAAACCAGCTATCCCATTGCTGGGGGAGAGCAGGCAGATTCGCCTCCAAACTGATGGCTGCACTGATTACGAGTTGCTGCAACGCAGGCTCGTTTTCTACGTGACGTGGGATGCGACGAACCGTGTAATTGGGTTTGTCTTTTCCCGTGTCGCGATATTTTGATTCGTTCCAATGCAGGTAGTAGAGCGTGAATGATTCTGCTGAAAGAGCCCACGAGTACACCGCTGCTTGCAAATTGGAACGATCTTCGATCCAAAGATCCCGAGGCTCCGCCTTCGGGTTCTTCCAGTCAACGATTTCTACTTCGCCATCTTCTGATAGCTGCACCCAGTCTGGAGTGCCCGTCAAGTAGATCTGTCGTTGATCGTCTTCGTAAAAGAGAAGATCAAACTTTTCTTCAATCGAAATAGGTTTCCGCAGCAGAGGAAGCACCTCGTTGTACCAAACCTCAATGTTCTTTTGAACCTGAGCTTCAGTCTTTTCAAACGGCTGCTTCCACTCGATGTCATCATCCGCTGCATGAATAGCGAACGCCTCTTTACCCCATTGAAGAATCTCTTCGAGTTCAGCTTCGTAATCTTCTTGCCATGCGAAACCGTAAGTTTCGATGGCTTCATGGACAGCGTTGCCACGCACCAGATCAGAAGTGTTCCGCTTTCTGCCCATTCCCAAATAAGTCCGACGAGCAGCTTCAGGACATTTATTGAAGTCATTCAAAAAACTCTGACGGAACTTGTGAACGTAGCGAGGAAGAGAGGGAGAAATCATTTGCATATCCCTATTCTTCTCGCGGGGAGGGACAGCGAGTACAAAGTGTCACGAGATGTCACTCACCCAGGACAGACACACTCCATCGTTGTTTTGAATGACGTTGACGCGAACTGGAGCATCTTCGATTTCAGCTAACTCAGCTAACTCTTCGAAGCTGATAACGACTAGATGTTCAACGGATTTCCGTCTTGTCGAATACTTCACACCACTCCTACGCGTACGCGTACGCTTTTGCTTTTGCCAAGCCCTCAAAGGCTTGGCTGCGAACGCTTGGATATCAAGTGTAACGCGATGTCACGTTTTGTGGTGGATACCCTTGTACTCGTCAACAAAAAGAAATATCCCCCCGCTTGATGCGGAGGGATATTCAAAGCGTAGAGAGCTGCTAACTATTTTTTAGATGCTTTCTTCTTTCCCGTAGTCGTAATCACGGATGTACTCGCAGGCATCTTTTGTACTTTCGCGATAGTTGCCTGCTCTTTGAGTTTCTTGATCGTTTCCTTCGACTTTTCAAGCTCGGCTTCCAGCAACGAAATCTGATACTTCAAAGCACCGACTTCTTCGCGAGTACGTTGCGCTTCCTCTTTATAGAAAGCAGTCTGCTTATCAGCCGCAGCCTTAACCGTCGATACCTGACGGTTAGGAGTCTCGCCTCGCTTACGCAAATTGTTGTATAAGCGAGTTCTCGTAATACCTGTTTCCGCCATGATGTCAGCAACAGGAACTACTTGATCGTAAAGCTCAATCGCATACGCAATAAGCTCTTGATCGTTCATCTCTTCAACGTTTTTCTTACTCATTTTCGATGATGCTCCCTGTGATATTGCCTATCATGCGGCGAATAACGTCAATGTCATCTTCCTGAGATTTTCTTTCAGGATTACATGGCGTGCCGTATTCATCCTCAGCGTCAAAATCTTGCAACGTGTTTAGATTGACTGTGTGGACATGCTGATAAATCTCCAAAAACGCACCGAAAGCATCGGCCAACATATGAAGATCGGAAGTTAGCTGCGCAGCATCCTTCGGCTCGATCCCTAGATCATTATTAATCGCATCAGTAATTTCGTTGAAGCGTTTACAGCGATACGAAATCGCCGCAAAATCCTCATCAGCAACAGGAACACCCCAGGCCCAAATTACGTTCGGCTGATACCGCAACAGATAAACAGCGCGATAGCCGTCCTCAGTCAAATAACAGGCCGCCATCGATTCCCGATCTTCGGGAAGCCGACGATCAATCTCGTCTTTCTTGCGAGCCCCACCAAGATCGTGAAGATTCAACTCGCCACGATCTAATTTGTTGCTCAGTCTGGGAGGTAACTGGATGTTCGTCCAACGAATCTGGTCGGAATCTTCGAGGAAACAAACTTGTTCGATTGATGCAACATGCCCATCGGCAGCGAATATGTCGCAAAACAAATCCGTTTCGAGTTTGATGTCCTCCCACATTTGATCTTCGAGGCGGGTTAGTTCGGTTTCTAGTTCCGCAATTTTGACTCGATTATTGGACATGGTAGTTCCAGCCTTCTTCGGCTTTCATTCGCTGCAACGCCTTCGCATTAACTGAGCGTCGCCTAGCCCCAACCTCAGTCATCTTCCGATACGCCATTAGAGAGCCCTGCATCTTCTCTCGAAGAATCAGGACCTCATCTTCAGTCATAGCGAGCCGCCCTCTCAACGTGTTGATGGGCGTATCTAAGTAGTCGGCTAGTGCAAGCAAGTGATGACGAAAATCGCAGACGCCATGAACGAGCCGCACGTAGGTCCCCCATCTCATGTTCAGCAATCTCGCAGCCTCAGCTTCGCTGTGGCCTTTCGCTTTTTGCGCTCGACGCAGTTCTTCCCCCAGCACCTTCGAGGGATGGGGGCGTACGTTAAGAGCCATATTCTTGTTCCCTCTCTTTTTCTTGAATGGATATTGGTCCCGCATCCTAGTCACAGTTTCGATACCTCGCGTGACATTTCGGAATCGAGTACAGCTTTGTAAGATCTCATCGGGTTGCAATACCACTTAATAAGAGTGTCCAGTTTCTCGTGACCCATGAGTTCTTTTAGCTGAGGCTCAGTTGGCCGACGTTCAACATCGGCCAACATCATCATGTTGTTTCCAAAAGAATGACGAAGCTGATGTGGGGTAAACGGCAAACCATTCTTCGACCCAAAAGCATTCTTAAACAGATACTCAACATGGTCGCCCTCAGGCTCCAACTTCGTAATCGACTTCTTCGTCAAATCTGGAATCAACGAATCTGTCGGATCTCCCTGACGTACTCGCTCAGTCATCAGCTTCACCCAATGATTCCGAAACTCCGACGCAGGAAACCCCAACCGATCATGGTCGTCAGCCAAAAAAGCGCTCACCTGCAACCAAGGAAAACGATCAATCTTTCGCGAAACCCCTTCCCCAGTTTTAGACCGAGGAATCGACAACATCTCACCCTGAAGATCCTTACATTGCAATCTCGCAATCTCGCTTCGCCGTAACCCAACGAACCAGCCCAAACCCAAAGCGAACCGCAACCGAACATCCTCAAAAGTGGTAAGCGGCAGACCATAAAATAAATCCAACGGAAGATACTGTTCAGTATCAGGCGGCTTCTGCGCCACAGCCTCAGTTCGCCTAGACGGATCAGATTCAAAATCTTTCCAATCCGTCAACCAACCAAAAAAACCTTTCAACGCAAACAAACTATTCCGCTGCGACGAAGCAGAACGCTCCGTGATTCCTCCACCAGCAACACGACAAGGCCGCTTAGAAAACATTTGAATATCCATCGACGACGGATACAAACAATCAATGTTGTTCTGATCGCAGTACTTACGCCACGACTCCAACATGAACGCTTTCGTTTTTAACGTCGTTTTGGCTCGATGCTTCATCTCCTTCAGATAAAGGAGATACTCCTCAGAAAGCTCACGAAATTGATCCGTCGAACTTTTTTCCAAACAAGCAGACATAATTACTAATTCCCTCTCGAATCAGGCTCTGATCCGAGAGAGAACTAGATTGGGGTGATCGAGGGGAATTGAACCCCCGACCTAAGGTCAGTCAGCACTGACCTTCCAACCTCGGCTTTCGCCTCGGCTGTGTCCCCCAAATCATTGCTGGGAACCCTCTCGTGTGCCGCTTGATTGCTCAGAGCCTTGGCACGCTTTTCAAGGGTATCGCGTTTATTGCTGGGAGGGGTGCAGGTTGAGCCCTGTTGGTAGCTGGAGCACGTTATCTGGTAGCTCGATCATGCCTTCGTCGCTTGCTTCGAGTACAAACATTGCGTGGGCTTGGGCGATGCGGTCTTCGATGTCTGCGAGCTTGCGGAGAAGGATTCCTTTTTCGATTGCGAGGTCACCGAGTATGACGTGGTGTTTGGAGGTCATGCTGCTTCCGCCTTCCAGAGGGAACGGCCAGAAGGCGGAAGCAACTCGTCTTTGTCGAGGTCAACTATCCCAATGCATTTGATGGGGTCGCAGCAGGATTCGTGGACGTAGCCTTTTGCGTGGACGTGAGCTTGTTGCCGTTCAATGAGTGAAAAGTTTTGTTTGCAAACGTCGCACCAAGGTCCAAAGATTTTTGGTGGGCGGACTCGTTCCATGACTGATTGTTTGCCGTGTCGCCATCCGACTGCGTATCCAGAGAACATGGAGATGCTCGGGAGGATGAACAGGATGAAGAAGTTGAATGCGGGGGAGGTGCTCATTACAGGCCCGCCGCTTTGCGCTGTTTGTCGGTCCAGTCGAGGTGCGGGTAGAGGAGCACCTTTTCTTTCAGTGTCCACGAGTCCGCTTCGTTGAGGTTTTTGATGTTGTGTTGCATCCGAGTCTTTTTGGATTTGCGATCTTGGCTTGCCGCTAGCTCTCTGGCTTTTCGTTCTGCTCTTGTGGGCATGTTGTTCCCTTCCTTCTGAAAAGGAGGGTACAACACAGTGTAACGATATGTCACGTTATTCTTTGTCCAACTTCGCGCGACGTGAAACTGAGCGGATCGTACTTGCCATCACCGAAGAGATGCCAAGTGAGGAGCCCCCACACGAAGGCGAGTACACCTCGACGACAAGGGTTAGCGAGTTGCCTACCGAACCATGCTGACATTGTTTGGTGTTTCGTAAGGATGGCCCACAGGTCGTAGCCGACGACAGCTGCGGTTGTGATCGCCCAGCCCAGCGCTCCTGTGTTTCTTCTCACATTTATGATTTGGAGCTTGTCCCGAAAAAGGGAAAACCCCCGCCCCGAAGGGCGAGGGTTAAGCAAATCTGTAGGAGTTTTGCTTCCTACATCTTATCGCTAGTTGGCATCCCATTCCATCACTAAACGCTCTGCAACAACCTTGGATCGTTCAACAGCTTCCCTGGTCATCGAAGCAGAGAGAGTGTCAACGAGTTCCATTGCCTTAGCGGAGTCCTCGTCGGTCTTTGCGACGATGGCGAGCATGAGCCCGTGAGCCAGTGCTTGTTCTTCGTTGGTAAATTCAGTCATGCCCATTTACCTCTCGCTCCAAAGGACTGTGCCGTACTCGTCCTCAATGAGCTTTCCCTCTCGCTCCATTCGATCCATCACCATTCCTGCTGCGTCACCGTTTTCATGCAGGACGTTCCAGATCATCTCTAAGTTCCACGCATCGGTGTAGGAGTCGTCGGACATAAGTTTGACTCCATCTAAGGGAATGCCAACAAACATCTCTTCTAGCTCTTCGATAGATGAGCCGCTGAGAGCTTCCGAAATGATTTCTTCACGTACGTTCATGCCGACTCGTCCTTCTGAACTATTTGAGGGCCGTCTAACTCTTCATACTCTTCGCCAATCAGCTTAAAGCCCATTTCTTCGAGCGGTTCCTCAAAGTCTATGCAACCAGAGTTAGTGATCGAATATCCCATGTTGTTAGCTATCAGCAATGTCACTTTTTCGTATGTAATTGTCACCCTGACGACTCCTCTGTGGCTTGAAAGATGATCTCTGTCGCAGTTGAAGTCGAACGAACCGACTTACCATGATTCTTCGCAGCGGCATAAATCTGCTGACGCATCACTTTGGTTGTCGCTGTGAAATCCTCACCCCGTTTAATTTTGTAGATCTGACCATCCATCCAGTCAGCCCACGGATATTTCGCTCTCCCTGAACTTCTAGTGAAGTCAAATGTTTCCAATATTTCAGCCATAACAAACCTCCTACGATTCTTGGCTTTTTCTAAATGATTATGTTTCTCAATTTCTCTTGCGGATCAAAATATTTACGTTCTTTCGCTTCGAAATCACGGGCTGCCTTGCCTCGCTTCCAAGCACGACGTTCCCGCTCGATCTCGCTGGGTAGAACGCCTACTCGATGTCCAGCATCCAGAAGGTTCATCACGCTGACCATTCCATACTCTTGCATTTCGCACGCTTGGCTGATCGCTTGATCCCACTCAATCTGGCCCGAGTGCCAGCGTTCGAAGATGTGATTCAAAAGACACACTG